ATACTCATACATATTGTCATATAACTTCCTAAAGAGAGCCGCAGGTTCTTGGTCAATGTTATCTGTAACCCATTGTCGCATCTTCTTAAAGTCTTTAGCTTTGAGTGCGGACATAAGACTACTGATAGACACTTCTGATAAAGAAACAAGGATGCCTGTATCTATGTGATTAGAAACAGAATACCTTTGTAACTCATTGAGAACTCTACGCCAGTCTGGCAGATATTTCATAATAAGTTCAGCCACTACAGCCTCTTCATATTCAACACCTTCTTGGGTTAAGATAGTACAGCACCTTTCTAGGAACTGCATACATAACTTAGGAGTGTCTTTCTTTGCAATGTTAAATTCTATAACAGAACAGCGAGAGTGTAGTGGGTCAATGATTCTGTTTTTAAAGTTACAGGTCATTATGAACCTACAGTTGTTACTGAATTCTTCAATGAATCCACGTAACGCGGGTTGGGTGGATTGGGGATTTAGATAATCTGCCTCATCTAAAATAACCACCTTGTATCCACCCTGTAATGATACTGTCGAAGCAAAGTGTTTAATCTTTGTTCTAAGTGTATCAATGTTGCCTTCTTCTGAACCATTAATGACTAGATAATCTAATCCTAGTGATTTACATAAAGCCTTAGCAACAGTTGTCTTACCGATACCCGCAGTACCAGTAAGAAGTAAATTTGGAATCTCGCCGGTATCAACGATTGTTTGAAATGTTTTCTTAATCGTAGCTGGTAAGATTGTGTCTTGTATTGTTTGTGGTCGGTACTTCTCTACCCATAGAAACTCATTGTTCATTGCATAATCTCCCAGCCAGTAACAGTATTAACTCTAAAGGAACGCCATGCTCCCTTGTCGATACACCACACAGCGATGTGGTCCGAATCTGGTGAAACACTTTCCAATATAGTACCGACTCCATTCTTACGCAAAATCTCTGGGTTCAGAGATGATTCCATAATTCGAATTTCGTTGGTAATGATTTTCTTAAAAGTGATGTTGACTATCCCGTTTTGTAAGGCTGAGATAAGAGCCGAAACTTCAGTTTTGTTCATAATATAATCCTTGTAATAATAAAAATATGGGGGAGCCACCCCCACACTCATGGCTAGTTCGATTATGCCTCTTCAGCAGTAACCTCTTCAACTGATGGTTCTTCCACAGGAACTTGTCCTTCAGGAACTTCACCATCTTTTGGAGCCGCGGCATTTAGAAATGCAACAGTTCTATTTCTAAGACCACCTACGGCCTCTAGCTCTGAACCTTCAAAACCACCTCTTTTAGAACAGATATCAATAATCTGTACGAAAGTTGCGATGTCTTGTAGGGACAGTTGTGGAGCCTCTTGGCCCTCTGCACCTTGTGGTGCCATTACTTCTTCAGTCATTTTTTTCTCCTTTGCAAAGTAGACTAATTATGAGAGACCCGACCAATTCGGCATCTTCTCGTATTATCCTCATAATATTATGAGAATTCATTAAGTATTTATACACCATAAGTACTTGATTTTTCTAAAGCGATGAAATAATTTACAGGTAAATTAGTATTACGCCATTCGGAAATCAACTTAGATGAAATAAATACGTTATAATCGCCATCAACTAATTTCAGATTTGAAATGTTCATGACAAAGTTAAAGTTTGAACCAGATGTATTAGCACCTAGGTCAAGTTCATAAGTATTTGCGCTAGTATCTTTAGCATCGAATACTTTTACAATTACATTTTCACCGCCGACTATAGCCATATCGATATGACCTAGTACGTTAGCAGCCTTCTTAATCTTAGAGATTGTGTCAGCTGTAAAGTGAACTTCTACATCGGTTGAAGGCATTGTGATATCCTTCTCTGGAGTAGTAAGAATACTGGATGCGGCAAAGAAGTATTTTACCTTATTGGTATCATCTTTGAACAGTACAGCATTATCTTCAAACTGCAAAGTAGGTGAATCAATAAGACCATGAATTGATAAGAATTCATTAAGGTCGTAGATACCCATTTCAGCAGGGAAGTCCTCGGTGATATTTGCGATAGCCAAAATGTTCTTGGCCTCGGAAATAGTTTTTAGTTGTTGACCAGGTTTCAGAACCATGTTTGCATTGATAGTAGCAAAATTGGCGAGAAGAGCCTGGGTTTCATTTGATAGTTGCATTTGCATCTCCATTTATTTAATAGTTTATATTATACTACACTTTGGGGCATTTGTAAACCCCTTTATGTAATTACTTTGCATTATTTCTATCATGCTCATATAAAGCAAGTAATCCATAATGTAGAACCTTCATCAGGTCTTTGCGCCACTCCTGCGGAGTATCACCCTTCTTGCCATAACGTGCATTATACTTATCTACATTTCCTAAGAAGAATCCTAGGCCATGTCCTCGGTCGATGATAACTTCACTTGACTGAAGTCCTCCTTGACCATAATGTGCATTATAGGTTGAATCTATGTAATCATGGAGCTCTTCAATAAGAGCCCCTTCATTAAATTTGTAATCTGGTTTAGACTGTTTCATATGTGTCCTCGGTTGTAGTTTCATCTTCGAAGGTAACTCCTGAATCCACTTTAGTGTATAAGTCCAAGAAGGCAGCCTTAGTATCATCATCAAATCTTGCGATACATAATTCTATGGCTTTCATCTTGTTATCAAAGATAGAGAAAGTTTGAACTATGTGACAGAGCCTTCTGGTTGAAATTACCTCGTCAACTCCATCATCATAGAATGTCTTTCTGATAATGTCAGCCCAAGATACTAGTTTAGTCGCAAACTCTACATCTACTTTGCCGAACTTTTCCATATGTTTAGCAACGATTTTATTCTCTACTGATTGACTTGGGAAAGCCTGGTCTATGGCCACTGTGAATCTCTCCAAGAAAGCATCATCAATGATTGAAGCGGCTGTGAATCTGCCATCTTCTGAGCCTTTACCTTTGGTATTGGCTGTTGCAATGACATTGAAACCTGGACTTGGTTCTACTACTTCACCAGTCTTTTTGACTAGTACTGGTTTTCCTTCTAGGATACCTTGTAGACACATAATCTTGTTAGTCGCTCTATCGACCTCATCCAGAAGAAGAATAGCTCCTCTCTCCATAGCCTTGAGAACTGGCCCTTTAGAGAATACTGTTTCTCCATTGATAAGTCTGAATCCACCTAGTAGGTCGTCCTCATCCGTCTCAGGATTAATTTGAACTCTGATGAACTCTCTACCTAGTTTAGCAGCCGCTTGTTCAACCATGAAAGTCTTACCGTTACCTGACAAGCCAGATACATAGACTGGGTAGAACATTTCGGACTTGAGGATTTTAACCACATCCGAAAAAGCACCCCATGGGACAAAGGTTGAATCTTTTTTAGCAAAGTTTGATTCTTCATTTACTATTGATTGCATCTTAACCACGTTTGAGAAACCAGTAATTGGTTCTTTATTAACTGGGACAATCATAGCTGATAAGTCATAAACACCAGGTTTAACTCTTATCTTTGCATCGATTAAGTCCCAAAAGTCTTTTCTTGAATAACCCAATGAGTCAGCTGTATCACTGATTTGGGCTCTCTTGAACTCTGTCTGGTCTGGGAACCTCTGAGCCAGGGTTTCAAGGATTATTTGAGTTGATTTTTTCATTGTATTCATAATATAGTTTACTCCATTTATTTAATTTACTAGTATATTATACTACGCATTGATGCGAATGTAAAGTGTTTTGTTGAAAATAATTCATTTATTTTCATCTTTTTTTGCAAGTGTATCAAATATGTTACACTCAAGCCACTGCCCCTCCGAATTTGGTAAGGAGCACCTTGTTGGTCTTTTTGGACTTAGAGTACTTTTTAAAAGCATTTCTAATCTGAGCATCTGAGGCTTCTGTTTGAACTTCAAAATCCTCTTCTTCGGTATTAAGGTTTTTACCACCTTTGACCATGTAGTAAGTATCATATCCGAAAACATTTGATACTTCAACACACTTGTTTTTATTATACTCTTTGTTCTTTTCCTTTCTGTATTCTTCACTACCTGTTCTAGTTGATTCTGTCCAGTATGCATTATTGATTCTATACTTCCATTCACTATTA